GCACAGGATGGATTCTACGGCACAGAGGAGGAAGCAAACGCCGCCGAGGAGAAGCGGTTTGACCGCTACAAGAGCCGCCGCAGCAATGACAGTGCAGTGGATGTGACCACAAAGGCCGCTCCGATGGTCAAAAAGTACATCCACGAGAAGTTCGGTGTCCGGCGCGTGAAGATGGACGACATCAAGGTCGTCAAGCACGGTGGCCGCTACACCGTCACCTACCACAAGCACGCTGCACAGCTGCACTAAGGGGAGGGCGCAAAGATGGTCACGATTCAGAGCCAGAACTTCGGCGTTGAGATTGAAATGACGGGCGTTTCCCGCGGAACAGCCGCCTCCGTCATCGCCAACTACTTCGGTGTTGGCGGTATCCACTTTGCAGGTGGCACCTACCAGACTTACGAGGCCAAGGACAGCAAAGGCCGCGTATGGAAGTGCATGAGAGACGGTTCCATCACTCCCCGGCGGCGCAGAGGCGGTGCAATCGTAGAGGCAGACGATACCTACCGCTGCGAGGTCGTGACCCCGATTCTCCAGTATGAGGATATCACCGACCTGCAAGAGGTCATCCGGGCACTGGTCAAGAAGGGTGCCATGGCGAACAGCTCCTGCGGTATCCACGTCCATGTTGACGGTGCGAACCACACGCCCGAAAGCCTCTGCCGGCTGCTGAACTTCGCCACCGGGCGGCAGGATCTGTTCTACGAAGCCCTGCAGATCGGCAACCGCGCAGACCACTGGTGCCACAAAATCAACCCTGCCCTGTTCCGTGAAATGAAGAAGAACGGCCGGGCAAGCCGGAACGATGCAGAGCGCATCTGGTACAGCGTGGTGAATGACGGATATGATGGAGGCGTGGATTCTTCCCACTACAACAGCACCCGGTATCACGGAATCAACCTCCATGCATTCTTCACAAAGGGCACCGTGGAGTTCCGGCTGTTCAACGGAACCACTCACGCCGGCCGCATCAAAGCCTACGTCCAGTTCTGCTTGGCAATGAGCGCATGGGCTATCAACTGTGACCACGACAATCTCCACTTCAAATCCGTTGCCGGGTACACCCAGCAGCAGAAACACGACCTCATGCTCCGGGTGCTGACCAAGCGTCTGGGCATGAGAGGCCCGGAATTCAAGACCGCCCGGTTGCATCTCACCTCTGCATTTTTGACAGAGGCCGAGAGTGAAAATACCGCCGCCTAAAAACCGAAAAGCTGCGCTATCTGGCTATACGGGCATTTGGAGGATATGACAATGAAACTTTACAAATACTCCGGCACCATCGAGGAGCTTGCCGTTGAACGCGGCCGAATCTCCTATATCAAACTCTTTGATGTGACCGACTTCGACAAAGCACCAACCAGACTGGAAGTCTTCGGTGCGCTCGGCAAGTACATTGAGGCCATCGAGTTAACCGATGCCGAAGAACGGTACATCAAGAGTGATTGGTACTTTGACAGCAGCCTGTATCTGCGCCGCATTGAAGTCCCTGGCGTGGGCGATTGGCCGGCAAAGATTATCACCCAGTCGCCTGACGACATCGACCAGCTGGAGATTTTCGGAGAGCGGGAGTACATCGAAACCAGCAAGCCAAAGTCGATGCCCGGCGAGGAAGTGAACCGCTGGCTGATGTGGGAACGCCAGAACATGAAGTAAGGAGGTCATGACCATGTTCAGTATTACCGATAATGAGAGATTGCGGGATGCGTATGCGCTTCTGATGTTCATGCAAAACGATATTCCTGCCTCTGCTGAGAAGAAGGGCGCCGTGAAAAATCTGGCCGCAACTGTTAAGAGGGAGATTCGGAGCTACAACAACCGCCCGGCTTCCAATGTGCGCATTATCAGCGGCGACTATAATGGCCATCTGGATTTGGTTCGGCTGCCCGATGAACTGGACAGGATGCACGAAGAGGCTGCTGCTGACTGGTTCCGCAACAACTGCTATCTGGAAGCTTACAACAGCCAATATGACTGCACAGGGCAGGAGTTCACGAGCCGGTATAAGCTGTTCAGGCGGCAGGGCCACTGGTTTGCATATCACTCGGTTAGCCGAGATGTTTAAGGAGGAAGTACAATGACGGACGAAAAAGCTATTGAAAAGATGCTCTATGATCAGCAGCAGGGCTGGCCGCTGTGCCCCCGCTGCGGCGAGAGGATGCCGGACAAACTGACCCACGGAGCACTGAGCCGCCACGCCAATGGCGTGTACATCTGTGAGGCCTGCGGCACCGATGAAGCTCTCCGGGACTGGACCGGGAACGTCAAACCGCTGTCCGACTGGGTGCTGGTTCGCGTATACAATGGAGATCTTCGGAGGTAATCGATATGGAAGAAATGCTCCTGTCACTGAATGGACCGTGGTCAAACGCAGCCTGCATCGGCTACTGTGTCATGGCGATGCGCAACGCTGGTTTGAGCGAAAAGACGCAGCGCAAAGTCCTTGATGAACTGACCCGGTGTTTTGACGATGTGAGTGTTGAAGATGCTGCACAGATGAAGTTCTAAACAAACAAAAAAATCCCCCTACACTGGCCCGAAGGTCAATGCAGGGGGATTTTTGCGCGCTACCAAGGTAGCCAAATATAAAATCAAGAGTGGACCATGCCGGGCCGCTCTCTACAAAAGCCGAAGCTTTTCAAGTGCCTCTATTTTACACGGCACTCATGCAGCAGTCAAGACTTTTTGCCCAGTGCTGCGGTCATAACATCAAAGGCGTGTTCGATGACCGCGTCCAGCACCTCGTCGGTGATGGCCCAACGGATAGCCGCCGGGCACTTGGCGCGGAGAGCAGCGAACACCCGCTTCTTCTTTTTGGCGCCCTGACCGCTGCCCATGATGGACAGCTCGGCCTTTTCGACCAGTTCCAGAGCCAGATCCTTGACGGTGGCCTTGTAGCCCAGCCGGATGCCCCCGACTGCCAGAGCAACGAAGCCCAGCAGCATCAGAGCGATGGCGATGGGCGCGGGGATGAAGTTCAGCATAGCTTCCATGATATTGCCTCCTATAAGTATCAGCGGCGCGGAGAGCCGCCCCTGCGCCGTTTTGTCGTGTTGGTTATATCGGATGTTTCACAGGTACTTGGAAGCCCCGGATATGGCCTTCCAGCTGGCAGGGCCGCAGATGCCGTCCACAGTCAGCCCATGAGCCTCCTGCGCTTTCAGCAGAGCGTTCTCTGTGCCCTCGCCGAAAATGCCGTCCGGGGTCAGCCCCAGCAGCCGCTGGAGCATCTTCGTGGCTGCACGGTTTGCATCCCCGGTGCAGCCCCGGCGGATGGTCGGCAAGATGAATTTCAGGTAGGTGGTGCTGGGATAGTGCTTTGGGGCATCACACAGCCACGTTGCCTTCGCGCCGCGGGTGTCGGTGTGTACGATGGCACAGCCGTCATACCAGTAGATGCCTACCGCCTTGAAATACTGGGTGGCGATGATGCCCAAGGCCACAGGATTGATGCTGCGGTCTACAAGCCGCCAATCCGCAGCCATACCATAGCGGTGCTTGCTGCCAGAGCTGCCGCCGACTGCTGCATTATGCGAGAGGCAGCGGTATCCGCTGGTCACCTTGATGGCCTTGCCCAGCTTGTCCCGGATGGCCTGAAGTTTTTCGACCAGCTCCGAATCAACCATCTGGCGAGTACACCCGCAGGGGCACTTGAAGTCCTTGCGGGTGAAGTTCTTGCTCAGGGCAGATGTGTCGCTGGCCTGATAGACGATGACTCTCATGTAGAAAACCTCCTTCAAGAGAAGTCGTGCTTTTGAAGCCGCTCGTTGTACACCCGCTTGATATTCGCTACCGCACAGATGCAGCGGTTGTTTTTGTAGTTGGGGTGACTGCGGCAGTAGTCCTCATAGGCATCAATGATGGCCAAAGTCTCGATAAAATGCTCCCTCGTGTGGTGCTTATCATCAATCAGTTCGTCATTGAAGCGCAGAATCTGGGTGCGAAGAAGGTTCGCATTCCGCTCATCATCGACCCGGATGTGTTCATCCAGCTTCTTTTGAGTTTCCTGCTGCTTCTCCAACACCTCGGCGTTAAGAGCGTGCCCGATCCATTTGACAATGGCCGACCACGGATTCAGTTTGATGGGGGCGATCTGGACCAGCGTAAGGAGGACTATCAGCGTCCCGCCCCCCGCCGTCAGTATTTCTTGGATACTCATTGTGTCCTCCTGCACAAAAAAGGCAGCCACACCCCGGCGGGTGAAGCTGCCAATCGGTTTTATTCTGCTGCATCCAGCATATCTTGTGAGTGGCGAACTAGCACGTAGTCCTCCAGAATCTGATTTCGCAGGGCATCGTTGTTGCAGTCCTGCATAAGGCCCAGATAGCTCCGAATCACGCTCAGGGCGTACTCAAGTGGAACCTCGCCGCGGCCATAGGCCTCTCGGACATATCGAAGATGCTTCTTCATGCCGAGAGAGGTCTGCCGCCGCAACTCGATTTTGTCAGGGGTGATTTTTCGTCCGACAAATTCAACAGGTTTGCCCAGCGGGATAACTGCTGTCTTGTCGTTCAGCTGCAAGCCTACATTGGTGCGCAGATAGTCATCGACACACCCAACGACTTCCCATGCTGCCTTTTTGCCATCGACAATGCACATCATGTCGTCCATGAACCGGGCGTGTTCTGGCACCCGCAGTTCCCGCTTGATGTAGTAGTCCGTTGGGGTCATGACCACATTGGCGGTCATCTGCGAAATGAGGCTGCCGACCTGCATTCCGATGCCGGAAATGCGCTCGGCAGTAGTAACGTCTGTGCAGTACACGGGCAGACCCAGCGGCCGACCATCGCAGCGGATAGCCTGTTCCAGAAACCACACCATATCCGGGTCATCCAGCGGTTTGGAAAGCTCCCTCAGCTGAACGTCCACCGGGATGCGGAAGAAGAACTTGGCAATGTCCATCTTGACGATGTACCAGTCACCCGGCTTGCGGGCATAGCTTCGCATCCACTGCTGAACAGTCCTCGATGCGCGGATGGGACCTTTCTCCTCGATGCTGCCGAAACTGTACTCATACATCGACTTACGGTAGATAGGCCACAGGACGTTGTGTGCAGCGCAGTTGATGACGCGGTCATAGAACGGTAAGCTGCTGATAAGCCGCAGCTTCGGATAGTATTCATAAAACTGGTGAAGCTGCCCGGTGTGGTATTCATGCCACTGGAGCCGATTCACCGAATCTATCAAATTATCCTCAAGGAGATTTGTGTACTGGAGTACGCAATCCTGTTGCCGCTTGTGTTTGCGGGCTTTCAGATAACCGTCATACATATTGTCGAACGTTGCAAAACGCTCAAAAACGTGTCTGTATTTTTCCAACAAATCCCTCCTGAGGTCGTACCCGAACGAGTGCCGTACGCCCAACACGCCGGAACACTGGCCCGAATACTGGTATTTTTAGGCTGCATATTGCAACCAAGGGAATCGACCCCTTTATCCCTCTGTGCTGAGAGTAAACCCTTGAGTTTACAGTATCTGACGATGAGGCAAAGCGGAGCGGAAGCCCAAGTTCGTCCTCGTGTTGGAACGCACGTTGTAGTTGAACGAGGCGAGACCGTAGTCGGAGTTGTTCCAGTTGCCGCCGGAGTAGAAGCACGCTACGGTCGATTCCCTATGTTTTTCGGCTGACTGTTGACGGTTTTCAGCCAGCCGCCCAACATCTTTCCGATTTCGACCACCATGCCAGACCAGACTTCATATTTCTTCATGGGCAGGAACCCCAACTCATGGGAGAGCCGGAGATATGCGCGGAGTTTCATGATTTCAACGTCCAGTTCCTGTAAGGTAGTCTTCTTGTAATACTTTTTCTGAGCCTCGATGGTACGCTCCAGCATGATATCCATGCAGTGCTTTATGTCCGTACAAAGCGCAAATTTTTCCGATTTCGGATACTGGGCCAAAGCCGGATAAGCATACTCCATCATGTCGTATACTTTCTGCATAAGTTTCAATTCTTCTGCCATGCGGTAGACCCTCCTCCGAACGCGGGATAGTATAACAAGATTTGCATTGAAAATCTGCCTTTCGGTGGATTCTTCCGGCTTTCGGCAAAATCCACCGAAAAGCAAAAAATCAATTTTATAAACGACCCCGCTTCGCGGGGTCGATGGAACGTGCTGTGCTATCGCACAGCAAACAGGTCACAGTCAGGCAGTGGGCAGTTTTACATAAGCGGAGCGGAAGCCCAAGCTCGTCCCCGCGTCGGAACGCACGTTGCAGTTGAACGAGGCGAGACCGCAGACGGAGGAGTTCCAGTTGCCGCCGGAGTAGAAGCAGATTTCGGCAAGGCCGTTGTCGAAATAGCAATGGTGTGCAGATTCCAGAGTATCTCCCTCATACGGCAGGAAGCCGAGGTTCTGCAGCAGCAGCTTAGCGTTTGCGCCGATAGTGCTGTCGCACTTGATGTTAGAGAACGGAATGTCATGCCATGCATCTGCCTTGTTGGTAATGCTGGTGGACCAAGTCAGAGTATTGCTGATAAAGTCCATCTTGATAGAGCCGGAAGTGGTTCCGCTGCCATTGGGCGTAATCAGCGAGCCATCCGCAGCATTGATGGCTTTCCACTCGGCGGAGGATGCCCCCTGGGAATGGGCAGCATCTGCACCATTATTGTTGACCAGAATCTGCAGTTCGCCAAAAACTGCACGGACTGCACCTGCCCATTCCCAAATATTGCCCACAAGGCCGGACATACCGGACGGGGTCTGGTCGTGGTACCAAGTCAGCGGGCCGGTGCCGGTTGCGACACGGCAAATCCTACCATCACTATCCTTGTAGGTCGGAATTGCCTTATATGCCGTTTCGCTGGAATGCTTTCCGTAGCTGTTGTTGCCCTTGGGCATAAAACCATTGGAAATGCACCAGCGCAGAATCAAGCCCCATTCCATGCGGGTCATCAGATGCCAGCCCTCGCCCTTTGCCTCGCAATACTGGCGAGCCTGATCGAAGTTCATGCCAGTTGCAGGGTCAACGCCACCGATGGAATAGGCGCGGCCATCCTGCACGATGTTCTGGTACTTGGAGATGTAGATTGCGTCCACTTCCTGCCCGTTGACGATGAACGCCGGATGCACGGCGGCGGATTCGCCCATGCCAAGCTGCTTATAGGTCATCTTCGGGATCTTAACCATGATGGACGGCATACCGGCATTGTCGTAAATCAGCTCATTGCCGGGTGCAAGGCCAGTGACGGCCAGATTGGTCAGGTCAAAATTTGCAGCCATAGTAGTTACCTCCTATCAGTCGATGGCCCACAGGGTCAGGGTCACATTGTTCATGGAGAACGGAATCGGCTCCGCCGGGGTGCTGTTGCCCATGCGGGTGCCACCCTCGGCGTTCTCCTCGCCGTCTGCGGTCACTTCTTCAATGGGCTCCGGCTGGGTGTACCGGCGGGCAGGGATATCGATTTCTGCCACATAACTGCGGCCGGCAGCTGCGCCGATGACCAGCTCGCCATAGCTGTCGTAGCACACATCAATGTGAACGTCACGGTCGTCCTCGCGCTTGGCGAGGTTGATGGTCAGGTCATCATCAAAGCAGATTTTGTTCTTGACGACCTCGTAGGGAATCTTGGTGCCGGAATTTTTTTCGATAACGGTCATTTCAGAGTACCTCCGATTGCGATGTATTTGATAGTGGCGGACTTTGCGGAGCCGTTGTAGGCCAGCTTGAAGCCGTTGACCAGCTTCTCGCTGACCTCAATATCCCCGACAGGGCCATCGGATTTGACCAGTTCGGTCATAACCAGATAGCTGGTGCTGCCCATGTTCTTGCCCAGCGACACGCTCTTTTTGGAGTTGTTACAGGGATAGGTGCGGGCGTTGGTCAGGTCCACGCTGCCGGACACGATCTGCCACGAGTTATCGATAGTGGCCACGGCTTCGTTCAGCTGCCAGCCCTGCTGCCGAACGGTATTGAACATCATGCCGAGAGCGGCATAAATATCCCATACGCCGTTTTCGATGTTGTTGAAGTGTTCCTGATCCTGCGGGGTGCCCTGCTGCATCACCTTGCCAGCAGGGGTAATGGTCCACGTTCCGTCTTTATTGTCGGTGATGATGTACAGACCGGGCTTGTCCGTAACATGGTCACGCCAATCAGTTTTCTGATACACGGTCACTCCTCCTTCTTTTTCTCGGTGAACGTGAAGTCAAACCAGTACAGGATACCAGTCTGACCTGTTGAGATTTTGATGTTTACGTCCTCGTGTGCCCAGACCTGATTGTCCGAGTTGAGCAGCTCCACACGATTCACCGTAATCTCGCCCAGCCCGGTGATGGACACTCTGGCGCGGACAGTACCATCAGCCAGAATGTCGATGCCGGAAAGCGGAACGGTGTAGTAGGTCGAGCCGACACGGAAACGCGCACAGGCAATGCGCCGTTTGAGATAGCCCCGCAGGTCTGCGAAGCCAGCCGAATCAATCATGCTGCTACCTCCTTAAAAATTTATTCCCGGTGCGCTGCCGCACACCTTTGCGATGTAGGAAACGCCGAGGCCGGATTCCTCGGCAACAAGCCCTCCGCCTGATGTACCGCCGGATGTGGCGGTTGCTGGATGCAGACCAGCTGTCAGGTCGCCGGATGCCGGGGCCGCGTATGTGCTGCTGCCGTCTGCGGTCTGCACAACAACATACCCCGCATCATCGAAGCCCTGCGTGGCCGTCTCCGGGTAGGTTCCAGCCAGTTTCTCCGGTGCATAGGCTCCACCATTGTCCACCGTCAAAACCTCGATTTCCGAGGCGGCAGTGTGCCCCTGTGTGGCTGTAGCCGGGAACGTGCCAGCGTCAAGCTGCCCGGTGTGGGGGTGAGCGTAGCTGCCGCCGAACTCGTCCGTAACGATGATGATATTCCCAGCGGAGATGCCGCCCTGTGTGGCCGTTTTGGGGAAAGTGCCGCAGCGGCGCACCGTATACACGATATAGCCGCTGCTGGTCACGATCTCGATGCCGAACGTGCTCTGGTAGTACACACCATCGTTGTGCGACCGCAGGCTCTTGTAGTAGCCGATGGCCCACAGCACACGTTCGGTGCTGACGTAGGACGCATCGGAGCCGCTCATGTCCAGCATGACCCGGAAGTGGTACGGCTCGCCGCCATACTGCCACCATTCCTCCAGCCGGGAGCCGGGATAGATAGCCCGGATGCCCCGCAGCACAGCCCCGGCGGTTCCCCGGTGACGATGGATGTAGGGCGCGGACTTGATGGTGCGCCGCTTTGCAGCGAGGTCGTAGTCGTGATCGTACCAGTCTACGGCGAAGTCCTTTGCCAAAATGTCCAGCAGGTCTTCCGGCAGCTGGTCGATGCGCGTGTAGATTTGACCGAGGTTGATTTCATCCAACCGCTGCTCCAGCACGTTGGCGATAGAGTGCGCCAGAGCAACCATTTTCGGGTCTTTCTGGAGCGCAAGCGGGAAAGAATCCATCATCCGCTCGGCGGTCAGGCCGTTATTCATCCTCGTACCCTCCGCTCTTCACGGTGACCGCGCCCACCTTTGCTACCTGCGGCACCTTGTCGGAGGTCAGGTCAACGGACGGCTTGCCGTCTTCCAGCGGGGTGAATGCGGGCTGCTGCAAATCCACACGCTTGATGCCAACTTCCAGCAGCAGATACCGCAGCTTGTCCGGGTTGATATCTCTACCAATCTTGCCGGACTGCCAGCCGATGTACTGCTGCACAGCCTCGTTTACGCGGGTTTGTGCATCCGCAGCAGAGATGTCTCCATCGCGGGTCAGGTAATAGGTCAGGTCGATGTTGTAGTTCACCACATCAGGATCACCAGAAATGACGTGGTCCGTCAGAGGCCGTACCTCATCGGCAGAGCAAACCTCCACCATCGCTTTCTTGGTTCCGTCCGGGGCAATGCTGCCATCATCCATGACGGCGTACAGGCAGACAGTGCCGGGGCTTGGGCTGTTCGCCACCACATCGGCGATTTTGGTAGACACGCTCTTCGCGAAATACTTGTAGCTGCCAACAGGCCCTGCGCTGGACCACGCTGCCTGACTATCAAGCAGAAGCTGGTAGAACTCGTCATCGTCCGGGGCATCGCCGCCGTTTGCGCTGGCCGTGACGTTGGAGCAGCCAGAATAGTAGTCGTACACATCAACAATGGTATTGATGTCGCCGACTGCAAAGTCGTTTCCAACAGTGCCGGAGGTCTGGCATACCACCGTAACGTCCGTATAGGTCGAACCGATAGGCACATATTCATCTGCCGTGGTCGCCCAATACAGCGAGGCGTTTGCGTCCGTGACGCGAGTGCCGGAAGGAATGAGGATTGCACTCTGCCGCGCCTCGCTGATGTTGAAGCGCATGGTGCAGGTTGCCGCAGTGGGCTTTGGACGCTGCTGCAAGTAGAACAGCTCCGCCAGCGCATCCAGATTCTCACCCTCTGCCCGGCTGGGCAGATTCTGGTTGTCAGCGTGGTTGTTGAGGGCACGCTCGTAGATTATCGCGTCCTCAATCCACGAAATGAACAGCCGTTCCGGGCTGCCGGGGCGCACGGATGTGCCAAAAAGCTGCTCATACCCCGCACAGAGCAGCGCATCCAGTTCGTCAACGTCGGTGCTGATGAACTGGTGGTCTGCGGTACTACGCATTGATGCTCACCTCCACAACGGGAAGCATCGTTCCGGGGTTGTCCTTGGAGGATTTGAACGTAGTCCCCATATAGGTGGCTCTCGGTTCAAACCGTTCGATGGCTTCCTTGATGGCGGCGCAGAGCATAGGCTGCGCCACGTTTTCCGGGCGGTCAAGAATATCCGAGATGTCGATGCCAAACTCCCGGTAGCCCGGCACGGTGCCTTTCGGCGTGGATAGGATGACGGCGATGTTCTGCAGAACGCTGGCCACGGTATCCTGCTCGCCGAGGGAAATGGCGGTCAGGTCATTTGCCGACACCAGATAATTGCTCATAAAATCGCCTCACTCTCTCGGATATTCCAGTAAAGTGACGCTTGCAGTAATCCATGTCGGAACGCCGGAAGCGTCTGTGTACTTGGTCTTGAATTTCACGGATTTGATGACCCACCGATAGCTGCCGAAGACTTCGTTGCCGAGGACAAACGGCAGCGTCGTGTGATTATCGACATACCCCTTCAGGATCTCGCGCTGCTTGCTTGGAGCCACACCAAGGTACGCCGAAAGTTCAATGTCGAACGTGATGGTGTCGGCATCCGTGCCCGTAAACTCGGCCAGAGCCTTGCCTTCGGCACGCTGATGGGTGGTGTATCTGGCAGACACGCTCTGCACCATGTCCTTGATGGTTTTGACGTAGCCATCGAACACGGCAAAGATAATGCCTCCAAGGCATCCAACAATCACGGATAAATCCCTCCCAACACGAAGCCGTCAGCGTTGAAGCACGGCAGGTACAGACAGATCACGATGTCATCAATGGCGGGCACCCACCACACCACATGGGACTTATGCTGGTGGTTTGTGGAGTTGTCCGCGCCTGTGACCTTTTCCTCCTCGTCCCAAATCTGGCGGGTGCCGTTCTGGGTGCTAAGGATTTTCAGCGGATACGGAGACGGGTGCGTAAACTGGTGGTCATGCTGCCCGGCCTCCTCGGTGTACACAATGGCCTTGTAGTGCTGCATCACAGGCAGCCAGCCGGAAGCAATCCCGGTGTCCTCGAACTTCACACGCACAAGGCGTTTTTTCTTGTTCACATCGGTGACTTTTCCGATGCGAACATCGACGTTCACGTTCATCAGTAACCTCCCAGCGTATGACGGCCAGTGACTTGCGTTGTGTACCCGCCGGAGCCGGATACCGTGTGCTTGGACTGCTTCACGATATACTTGCCATCCCACGGTCCGAACTGGTCAGCATTGAACGTCAGTCCAGCAACCTTTCCGGTGTCGCCCGGATAGGTAAAACTCATCTGACGCTCATACTTGTTGTAGAGCCGGAGTTTCTTTGCGGCCAGTTCTTTTGCCTCTGCCTTGCTCGTGACCGGGGCGTAGACTTCCAGCTGCTGATTGGTCTTGCTCTTGGCATCGTAGTCCTTAACGTAGGCGATGCCCTCGATAGCCTTGCCATCAGGACCAACATAGGACACCCGGCAGGACGCATACTGTGTCCCGGCCTGACCGAGCGAATGGCTATACTTGATATAGCTTTTGTCGCCCAGCGTGGTAGTCCACACGGCGTCCTTGCCCTCGTACTCCTGCTGGTCAAAGATGACGATTTTGCCATCAGTGCATTTCAGAGACAGCCCTGCATCATGGCAAAGCTGCTGCAAGAAGTCAATGTCAGAGCAGCGGTACTGCTCCACACGCTTGTACTCTGGGTCTTTCTTTGCGAGAAACTGGGTTGTCATGCCGTTCTTGGATGCCATTTCATTGGCAATGCCGGACAGCTTGTACTTTTCCCAGCCCTTACTCTGCTTTGTCTGCCGGATCTGGCTCGTGTAGGGCAGCCCGATGGCCTTGATGGTGATAATGCCGGGCGGTCCAGACGCAACCACGCTGTCCAGTTCAAAGGTTCCACAGTCCAGTGCTTCATCCTTGCCATCGCTGTGCCAGTTGCAGGCGGTGATGGTAGCCCGGATTTTCAGACTTTCTTCTCCGCTGCCGGAGGAGGAACCGGAAGAGCCGCCGCCAGACTTGCCGGAGATCTCGCTGGCATCCACCCAGCCGTAGACGTGGGATGTGCCATCGGTGTGGATGACGTGGTACGGATGCAGCGCACCCTGCTTGATGATGGTGATCTTAGCAGGTCCAGCCTTTGGGTGCCCGTTTGCCTTTTTGTCGGTGGACGCCTTATAGTGCGGACCACCAAGGAATTGCACCACATCGCCGACCTTGTAGCCATCGGAAGATGCAGCCGACACATCGCCGTCTATCATCTTCTGGAGCCAGTCGGTCATCCAGACACCCTCACGGTCTTGGAGTTTGATTTGCAGGTCATCGCTGGCATCTTCCTCGTTGTCCGTAAAGGACAGAGAGAGCAGATACGGAGCGATGCTGCTGGTAATATCCACACCGTCAAACTCCACCGTACACTCGGCATGGCGGGCAGTATTTTCATCGCTCATGTGACCACCTTCTTCCACGGCGGCAGGGTCGAACTGGTCTTGGTTTCGATTTCCGGGAGCGTCAAAACGATTCCGGCAGGAAACTCAAAATAGTTCAGGTACTGCGAGTTCGCAGCCATCAGGCGGGGCGCAAGGGCGCAGCTGCCGAGCTTCGTGTACGCCACGCTGTCCCAGCGGTCACCCTGCACGGTGGTGTAGGTTTTGCTCATGCGTAACCCCTCCTAAAATTATCAGTGTCGTTGTCGTTCACGATTTCCAGCACGGCTTCCCGGAGGTCGTCATTCTGGGCGTTCAGGACGCTTCGCAGTTCATCCGTGTCTCGCATACCGTAGATGTGGTAGACGGGCGCAACGGTGATAGGAGCCGCGCTGCTGGCGTTGGAGCCGCCAGATGCAGAGCCGCCGGGCAGCTGCACTTCCGTAACGGAGCGGGTTTCGCCGCCGTTGAAGTAGACCGAATTGCCGCCATTGACAGTTTCTACGTATCGGTTGTACTCCTCACGCAGAGTCTGGGCTTCCTGCTCCTCACGGATGGCATCCCGGACAGAAGACAGGTCAATCGCATTTGTGCTGGTGATCTTCTCCAGCTGCCGCGCCTCGTTGAACGCTGCGCGGGTCTCCGGCGCAGTCAGCACGGTTTCGCCGCCGTTGAAGTAGACCAGTTCCGGGCCGTTCTCACCAACGATGGCAAAGCCCGGCGCGGCAGATTCCGTGCCAACTGCATAGCCGGGGATATTGCCGTTTTTCTGGTCGATGTTGTAACGCTTATTTGCCCCGGCCAGCGCATCAGAGGCAGCGTTCGCCACCTTTTCGTATGCCTCCTTGACACGAGGCATCATGCCCTCTGCGCCATCGATAAAGCCCTGAATGGTGGACTGTGCGCTCTTCATGGCCTCGTCGTTCAAGTCCATGTCGGCAACACTGTCCGCCACATTCTGTGCAATCTCGTCCATGGCATTGCTCATGCCGGTTTCAAGGTCGGCCATGCTCTCGCTGGTGGTTTTCTGCGCCTCCTGCAAGGAACGGTAATTCTCGACCATCTTTGCGAGGTCGGAATCCGATGCAGCTGCCATGCCAGCAATGGCGTTCACAGAATCCTTGCTGCCATCGGCAAAGCTGGCGATAACATCGCTCAAGCCGTCAATATCGGCAGCGCGCTCGGTCAGGCTTTCGAGATTCTGGTTGTAGTTGTCCCAGTAGGTGATCTGGCTTTCCAGCGCGGAGTTGATGCTGGATGCGGAGGTTGCAACAACCTTTTCGGCGGTATCCCACAGGTCGTACTGCTTGGTGATGCTGTCATAGGCCGCATTGTAAGCGTCCGTGTATGCCGAAACCAGTTCTTGAATCTCTGCCTCGGCATCGTTGACAACATCGGTGACAGCCTGTTCCTGTGCAGCCACATCGTTTGCGCTGTTGGCGGCATCCTGCTGCGCCGCGTTCAGGGAATCGACTGCATCCTTGGCTTCCTGATACTCGGCCTCAGCTGCATCGATGGCCTCCTGATCCTGCTCTACGGCCTCGGTGTAGTTTTCGACTTCTCGCTGGGCGGTAACGAGGTCATCCGAATATCCCATGTACTCGGTGCGCAGCTGCTGCACATCCTCGCTCATAGTGCGCCACGGAAGATCCTGAACAGTGCCATAGGTCAGCTTAAACTGCTCGTCCGTCATGCCGAGGGTAGTAAGCAGCTTATCATAAGCAGCGGACATCCCAGCATTGGACTTTTCGACCTTGGCCTGTGCGGTAGCAAGTTTGGTCTCGTTTTCCGCACTTTCGACCAGCACATTGTTGTACTGCTCGTATAGACCGTTCAGGTATTCCTGCCGGGCTTGCGCCTTTGCATCGGCCACATAAGCGTCCGTGTGCTGGCGCAGGGCTTCGGTGCCGCCCTTGATGGAATCTGTTTCAAGGTCAATATCATCTGCCAGACTGGGCACCAGCGCAGACAGACGGGCAAGGGTATCGTGATACTCGGCATTCCCGGCAGTATTGCCGTTTGTGGCAGCTTCGATGGCCTCCAACTTGCTGATGTACTGGTCGGCAACGCTGGCGGTAGCTTCCATGTTGGAGAGTGTGACATCGTAGTTGTTGCCAGCTTCCTCCATGCTGTCGCCCATCTCTCGCGCCGCGCTGGTCAATTCCTTAACAGACGGAACGGCATCGTCAGACGATGTAGCAAGCGCAGTAACGAGAGTGACCGTTCCAGCAATCGCCACAGATGCAAGCGTCAGCGGCCCAGCAAGGCCAGCCAGCGAGCCTGTGAACAACGTTGCCGCTGCATGAGCCAGCTTGATGCCAGCAGCCACAGCGGTCAGCGTTCCAACCAAGCCGCCAAGCGTGACCGTTCCGGCGGCGATGCCCTTGACCACGCCGGGGTTTTCCTCGACGAAACCCTGCATCCAACCCAGCACTTTAGCCCCGACATCGTACAGGCCGGACATGGCAGGGGTCAAATCCTCGCCGATGGCGATTTTCAGGCCGTCAGCTGCGGACTGCATCAGCGTCAGTCTGCCGTTCATGTTGTCGAGCATGGTGCCCGCCATCTTGTCGGCAGATCCGGCGCAGTTGTTCAGGGCTTCGGTGTAGTCAGAGAATGACTGCCCGCCCTCGGCGGCGGCCTCGCTGCACCCGGCCATGATGGTTTGCAGCTTGGAATACTGGTTCGTGCCAGCGATGGTCTTGGCAAGGTTGGCCTGCTCTTGGTCGGTCAGGTCACCCCAGACCCCAGCAATCCCGGTAAGGATGCTGGACAGGGACTGCATATTGCCCTGTGCATCGTAGATGTTCACGCCATAGTTCGCCAGTTCGTCACCGCACTTTTTCGTGTTGGTGGCAAGGCGGGTGAAGATGGCGTTCAGGGCTGTGCCAGCCTCGCCGCCCTTAACACCGGCGTTGGCCATAGTAGCCAGAACTGCGGTGGTTTCCTCGACAGAGTAGCCGAGGGAGGTGGCGGTGGATGCACACGCCTTGTATGCCTCGCCCAGCTGGATCACGTCCGTGTTGGAGTGAGCCATGGCGTAGGCCATCACATCGACAAAGTGCGTGGTGTCAGAGGCTTTCAGACCAAAGGCGGTCAGATAGTCGGTGACAATATCGGACGCTTGCGCCAGATCCATGTTGGCGGCAGCAGCCAGATTCAGCACCGGGCTGATACCCTCCAGCATAGACTGGGTGTTCCAGCCCGCCAGAGCCATGTAAGATAGAGCGTCAGCCGATTCACCAGCGGTAAACTTGGTGGTTGCGCCCATCTCCTTGGCCTTGTCGGACAGGGCTTCCAGTTCATCGCCGGATGCGCCGGACAGGGCTTCGACGTTGCTCATGGATGCCTCAAAATCACCGGCGGTGTTGATGCAGTCCATGTATGCGTCTTTGATTTCATCAAGGGCTTTTGCGATGCCAGCCGTAGCGAGCACAGATTCAACGGCATCGATGGCTTCAACTGACTTTTTTCCGAAGTCAGTTGCGCCCTCTCCGGCTTCGTCCATGGTCTTTTTAAGGTCAATCTGCTGGTCTTTCAGCTTATCGACCTCGGTTTCCAGCCGGGTGGTTTCTGCTGTCAGCTGCGTGGTGTCCACGCCAGCTTCCCGCAGGGTGGTCCCGGTGGCGGCCAGCCGCTGCTCATAGGTGTGCAGGGAGGTCGTGGTCTTGTCGATCTGCGCCTGCTTGGAAATCAGCTTGTTTTCCAGCGCAGAGGAATAGCCCTCGGTCTCCTGAATCTCTTTCTGGATGTTATCGTACTGCTGCTGCAACACGGCCAACCGCTGCTTGGTGGAGTCAACGGCCTGCTGCTGCTTCTGGTACGCAGAAATGTCGGACTGTACCTTGTTCAGCTGCTGGATTCTGTTCTGCGTTTCCACAAGAGCAGACTGTGCAGCCTTGAAGGTGCTGGAGAAGTTGCTGTTCTGTTTGGCGGACAGGTTGAACAGCAACTCCCATTCTTTTCGAGCCACTACTTCGCCTTTCTCGCCTTTTCGCGCTCGGCAACAATGGCATTGTTGGTATCAATCCATTGCCGCAGTTGATACAGGGGCATGGCAAGCCAGTATGGTGCAGGGGTGTTGTTTCCCTGCGCCATCAGGAGGGCTTGCCGCCGCAGCCACTCTCCACCATCATCGGTTACACATCCGACAGCATCAAAAAATTTCTCGCTTTGGTGCGGATGGTGTTATAGTCCCGGATGCTCATGGCACCGATAACGTCAACGCCGATGGGCTGGGTGCAAGCACGACAAGCCATCCGAATCAGATAGCCCGCGCTCATACTCGGCACGATAACCGGCTGACGCAGAGCAGACATCTCGGCCTCGATTGCAATTGAATCGTTGCCTGTCAGCCTGCCGAAGTCAAACGTCAGGGTGTCGTACTTCTTGCCCTCATACTCAAACGGCTGAATAAGCTTGTGGACGTACACATAAGGGTCAGCGGCAGCTTTATTCGCAGCGGCGATGGCTGCATCGTACTCCTTATCGCTGATGGTGGTGTTCATAGCGGCTGCTCCTTTCGCAGTTAAAAAATAGGCCGGAGCCGCAAAATGCAGCCCCGGCATAACGATTGGCTCTAATTACTTGCCCAGTGCCTTGCGGACAGCTGCCAGATAATCCGTGCCGTTGATGTAGCAAATGAAGTTGGTGGGGTCCAGTTCACGCACCTTCTTGCCATCGAGATAAGTTGCCCAGTAGCGGACAACGTACTCGCCAGACCCATTGGCGGGAGTCGCCGGGGCGATAGTGCTGCCCTTGGTGGACTTCGGGATGACGACCATGACGTGCTTTTCAGAACGAACATCAACGGTGCCGTTGATGTTGTCCTCGTACTGGTTTGCCACGCGGAGGTCAATCTGATGGCGGCGGATCTCTGCCAGCTTGACCGACTGAGGCGTGGTAGTGCGAAAGTTCAGGCCAAGGGTCATGGTGTCCAGATGGCCCATGATGACAGCCTCGATGTTGCCGCCAATGCCAGAGCCGGAAACGGTCTGGGTCAACATGGTAACATCGGGCAGAGTAACCTGTGCCATGCCCTCGTATTCGATGCTGTCCTCATAGACAGCAAAGTTGATAACAGACTGGTCCATAGATATACCTCCTCTTTAGGACTGGAGTGCGCTGGTCACATAGTCAGCGTCATACTCCAGCACGAAGTCGATTTCCTGCGCCGGAGAGGGCGGGGTCATGTAGACGTGCAGCTTGATTTTGCCCGCCATCAGGCTGGTCAAAGGGTTCTCGCTTTCCAGCATCTCCACGCGGGCACCCAGCAGGTAGCCTGCACCGACCAGACCGTTCAGCCAGATGTTCGCGCTGTCCAGAATGGTGTCGATCAGGCGGCGGTTCATCGGCTTGTCCAGCTTAGACCAGAAAGTCTTGATGAGCGTGTTGGAAACATAGTCAAACATCCGGCTGATGGGAATAAAATAATCCTTCACATCAGTGGACTTGGGGTAGCACGCAGTATGGTTGCCCCATGCGGTCCAGCCACCCATGAAGTTCAGGAACGTGCAGATACCAGCGGCATCGACCACGTTTGCCTGATTGTAGGTCAGATTGATGACGTTGCCATCGTCATCGCACAGACCATCAATATGGACAGTCTTATTAGAGGGGCTCTCGTAAGGGATGCCGCCATTTTTGGTGTCGGTCTCCGCGAGACAGCCCGCCATGACGGTGGAGCCATGGAACTTCAGATTGCCCAGAGTGCCGTTAGGCCAGCACAGGATGGTCTTTTCGGTGAAAGTGCCGCTGTTTTTTGCCTGAACCGCAGCAGTGTAGGTTTTTGCGGAAATATCCACCAGAGCCTTGCCAGTGAACATGCCGTTGATAGAGCCAGCTTTCGCATCGATTGCAGCGGAAACGGTAGCATCCTTGGAGAAGCCGGGTGCCATAATCAGGTCGGGTACGATGCCGAACATAGTCAGGCAAGCCTCGACCTGCTCAACGGCAGCTGCCACGGCTGCTGCTTCCGCGTTTTCTGCGAGGGGCAGGAAAATGACAGGCTGGCAAGCGCACAGTTTGAAGTGGTAGTGCATCACTTCGCAAACGGTGTACTTTGCCCAGTCATCGTCATAGCCCAGCTGTTCCTCCGCTTCGGTGTAGCTGGTGCAGAGCACCGGGGTGCCAGCGGTCGCAGCGGTGCCAGTTGCCTTGGACAGCGGTGCAGTACCGATGACAAAGGGAATGCCGCAGGTTGCGGCGTTCGGGGTCGCCACGGCGGTGTCGGCGCGGCTGACGTTAATACCATGATCTGCCATAGTATGTAATCCTCCTTACTTGGATTTGGCGAGCATCCGGGCATACGCAAGGATAGCCTCGCCGCGTGCTTTTGCCTTTTCAGGCGTGGTGTGAAGCTCGTCCATGTCGATGATGAAATCGGCCACGCCGGGATATTTCTCGGTGGCGATTTTTACATCGTCACGGTCTACCGCCTCCGCAGCAGCGCAGGGGTAAATCGTGTTCTTCTGGATGTAGCCCAGAATGGACGGACCAACGTAAATAGAAACGCCGAACTTGCTCTTCGCAGGTTCGGCGTTCACGGTATTTTCGGCGGACTGTTCCGCCACGGTCTTTTTTACCGCCATAACTTAATATCCTCCGTTTGCTGCACGGTCGGCAGCTTCCAGTAGGTAATCATCTCTCCGGCATAGTAGGGCTTCGATTCCTCGTCATAGGGAACGCTTTCCAGCTTATGGTCGGGAGAAAGGTCGAGGGCAAACTGATACCGCGGCTTTCCATCTGCCCCGGTGCCGCCCACTTTGCGGACTTTGAGCAATTCCACGCGAAACCGCTCCATCATGTTCAGGAGAGCGAGGTCGCCCTCCTGTTCATCCGGGTTGTAGCAGCAAAAGATAGAGCGCACAGAAACCACCGTGCGCTCCTCGCTGCCGGGCTGCTGCTCCGTTTCCAACGGAATGACCCGGTGGATGATGTACGGAGCTTTCTTCTTGGCTGAACGGCTGTCGGGCAACCGCATCAGGTAGACTTCCGGGGCGCGGTAGGCCTGTTCGGTATCGCCCTGCTGCATAGCCACCGGGAGAATCATGTCGGCCATGATTTTCTCCGTAAAGGCTTTCAGCTGTTCAAGCAAAACAACACTGGTCATATCAGACGCCCCATCCGTTCAAAATTCGCGTGATTTCATGCTCGATGCGTTCCTCATAGGTGGATGCCATTTTCTCCTCGATGGAGTCCATGACATTCTCGTTGGAGTACATCATCTGCGGGGTGGCCGGGCCAAACAGTTCCTTGACCGGGAACCGTTTTTCTCCTTGCCGCTCATAGATGCCATAGTGAGAGCCCATCTTCGCCTCGAAAGCGTGGTCCAGTGCCTGTCTTGCGCCGGACTTCTTCACGCGAGTTACCACGCGGCCGCTGCGGTCCACCTTGGTATCGAAAACTCTAAGGGGGATGACGCTGCCACGGTAGCCGAAGTTGATGGAAACCTCGCCATTGCTGCCCCGCTGGATGTTGTTGATATTCTTTGTGCGGTTGGAAAACTCGCTGCTGCTGATGGTGTACTCCTGCGTGACTGCCCGTTTAGCCACCGTTTTTCCGGCGGCAGCAGCACGAGCCAGCGCAGATCCTACAGCACGATTGGCACCTCCGGGAATCCCGGCGAGGAGGGCAGACACACGGTCAAATCCTTCCTCTGCAATGTCAACGGTAATGCCAGCAGCTACGCTGTGCATCATGGTGTCC